GGACGGGCCAACAGGGGCCATTGACTCGCCCTGCGTAACCCGCAGACACCAAAAACGAAAAAGCCCCGCAGCTTTTCAGCTGCGGGGCTTTTTCCATGTAATGGCGGAGAGATAGGGATTCGAACCCCTTCTAGCGTGCACATAGGCCGCTACTGCCCTGTAAATACGCCGCTTCAGCACCTTTCCAGTGGCCTAATACGGACTATAGCGGCCCTGAATTTGCCCTAATTTTGCCCTAAGCAGGCTGATGGTGAGGGTGCACCTCTTTGGCGAAAAACTAATACGATGATGGATTGGAACACTTCTATTCATCCCGCTTACAAAGGATTACCGCATGGGCAGCCTCAAAGGATTCGAAACTGAGTTCGCAAAAATTGGTTTTTTCATCCCGCCATTCGTGAATTTCGGGACACTCTCAAAAATCATAAAAAATACCCATACTTCGAAAGACCTCAGCCAGGCTCACATTGAATCTGCACTAAAAGAGATTTATACGGCCGGACATTTGGCCGCCATGGTGGTGTCCCGCTATCCGGAAACCCCAGTTGTCCAGCAGTACAAAGCCATTATTTCGGAATCAATCGAAGCACATTTCCTGGGACTGAATCATGTTGCAGTCGCAGGACTAGTACCCGTCATCGAAGGGACTGCCAGACAGCTGCACGAGCGATTTGGACTCGGTAAAGCCCGAAAACTGGAGCTCAAGCCAATGCTAACGGCACTTCTAGCCTACTCCAAAAACGAGACAAATAGACTTAAGCTTGGGGATTATGAGGAAGTTGAATCGATGTTGGACGCATTCGATCACTACCTCAAGCGATACCTCTACTCGGGCTCAGAGAAGTACTCCCTTGGCGACAAAACGAATCGAAATGGCATCACGCATGGCTCGTATACTGACACTGACTACGGCGCGCCTCTCAATTTTTACAAAATAATAGGAGCGGTTGATGTTCTATGCCTTGTTTCAAATTTCCAACCGTTCCCCGCTCGCTACACACCCGAGAGCATGGCTTTGGCAATGTACTACCTTGGCCTCACTGAGTGGAAAGAGCGCGACCTACGGGAAAACGCAGCCTTACTAGCCAAGGAAAATTGAACGGCCAACACACGCTGATATTGTTGGAGCAACAAAGCAAAAAAGCCCTACTATATGTAAATAAAGGACCACAGGGCTTTTTTGACATCAAGTGTTATTTGTTCATCTGCCTTTAAATGGCATGAGTTGGCGTACGGTTTGACCCAATTTTGCATGATTGAAATTCACCCATCAGCTTTTCCACCGACCTAAAACTCCCTGCTAAGCTGACCTCAAAATCGAGGACTCGCGATGCCACATTCTGACCTGCTCCCTTCCTTACTCTTCAAGATCAACGAAAACCAACTCGCCCTCGAAGCGGCCATTCTGGAGCTTACCAATTGGGTAGAGTTGCGAGGTGCTGCCAACGTTGCTGACAACGTGCGCGGCGCCCTGGAAGCGATCGACCGGAATGAGGAATTCATTAAGATGACGCTTGCTGTGATGATGACGCCGGAGTGATGCTATCGGCCATTTTCTGCCCTTAGGGACAGACAGAAAACGGCCAGAAGCGGACCCTCCAAATCCTCTCGCTCTCCGCTCGAAATTGAAGTCTGTCTTTCCCGCAAGGGCGCGCAGATATTCCTCCGTCCGCCGAATCTTGCATAGGTATAGGGGGTATGCCTATCATTCGCAATGTATAGGTAGGGGGGGTATCCCATGGGTCACATTGCAGCGAACAAAGACGATCTTCTCAAACGCGTAAAACGCATCGCCGGACAAATCCAAGCCGTTGAGCGGGCATTGGAGTCGGACCTCGATTGCGCCAAAACACTGCACCTTGTTGCCGCTACTCGCGGAGCAATCAATGGCTTGATGGAGGAAATCATCGAGGAACACGCGCGGGAGCATGTCGCGAACCCTGCTCTCAGCGAAGAAGAGCGTAACAAAGGCGTCGAGGAGCTTCTTGAAGCCATTCGCCGTTACTCCAAGTGAACGTATCCAGGAACACGCTCATGAACAGCACGAACATCAACTACACACACGATCATGTGTTCCTTGGCTCAGCACACGACGAAAATGCCAAGCGTACGCTTTGGGTTGTGGCGCTGACCGTTGTGATGATGGTTGGCGAGATCACCGCTGGCTATATCACGGGCTCGATGGCGTTACTGGCCGATGGCTTTCACATGGCCACTCATGCCGGCGCATTGGGCATCGCGGCGGCCGCTTATGGATACGCAAAACGCCACGCTTCCAGCCAGCGCTACAGTTTCGGTACCGGTAAGGTTGGAGACTTGGGCGGATTCGCCTCGGCGCTGATTCTCGGTATGGTCTCCCTGGGAATTGGCGTTGAATCTGTCATGCGCCTCTTGCAGCCAACGGAAGTTCAGTTCGGCACCGCTACGCTCATCGCGATTGCCGGTTTGATCGTCAACATTGTCAGTGCCCTGCTGCTGGGCCACGGGCACAGTCATGGGCACGATCACGATCACGATCATGGCCACGCCCATCACGGGAACGACAACAACCTGAAATCGGCCTACGTCCACGTCATTGCAGACGCACTGACCTCCGTTCTGGCCATTGCTGCATTGCTCGCCGGCCGGTATCTCGGCTGGGTGTGGCTGGACCCGGTCATGGGCATTGTCGGCGCCATTGTTATTGCGCGCTGGGCATGGACCTTGATGGGGGCCACCGCAGGAGTACTGCTGGATCAGACAGATGTACACGTTGCCGAGGAAATCCGCGAACTGGTTGAGAAACCGGGGGATGCCACTATCACGGACTTGCACGTCTGGCGGGTTGGTCCGCAAGCCCATGCGGCCATCGTCAGCGTCCTTGGTGAGGCCACTGCGAACGCCGATAGCATTCGTGAACGTCTCAAGCCGGTTCACGAAGTCAGCCATCTGACGGTCGAGTTTCGACCTGTCTGAGTAAGCGCCTCCCCACCATTGTCTCCAAAGGAACCCGCAATGCCTCTAGGGAAACGTGAACTGGCACGAATCGAACGTCGGTTGATAACCACGCTTACGGAAGCATGCGAGACAGCAAAGGGTGAAATCAAAGGCTTTGCTTGGCTCACCCACATCGCTGACCTGAACGCGTTGGCTGAAACCCTGAAGGTAATCTGGGTATTCGAGACCCTGGCGGACAGAAAGCTCGCCCTGGTTGACGCTAAGGCGCGCATCTTTGAGTTGACGTCCATCGCGTTGAATGACGCCAATATCTACCTAATCCCTTCAGACCACAGCGTCCGATTCGACTCTGAGGAGGAGTGTCAGCGAACTCACGGAGGCGACTGGAAAATCCGCCTGACTCAATCACGTGTGGCCAAAGGTGGCTGACAATGGCTAAAGAAATCGAGAATCCCTGCATCTCAGTTTGCCAGCTCAGTGGTGATCTGTGTGTGAGCTGCGGGCGAAGCAAGGAAGACATCAGAAAGTGGAAACGCATGAAGCGGCCTGAAAAAATGGCCGCTGTGAAAAGGGCGAATGTACGCTTGAAAGGGCTGAAGAAAGCGCACGAATAATCATTTAAATGGACGTTGGCATGCTCGAAACTACAACAAAGAGATCAAAAGCCCCATACCTCCCAGCCATCCTGCTTGGAAGCACAGCTGGTTGGTACATCGGCAGGATGTTCGGTCTGAATGCTGGCCAGTGGTTTGTGGAGCCAGAGTTCAACTTTGAGCTGCTTACCGGTATCTCCGGATTTACTTGCGGTGCGTTTTTCGCCTTTACCAGCAACAAGCCCTTCCTCTTGAGGATACTGGGCATGAACATCACCTCCGGATTTTTCTCTACGATCATCGCCTATTGGTACTACTCATTCGATATCCCGCCTCACAAATTTGACCTGCCCGAATTGTTGATCCAGACATTTGGTGGTTGGTTCCCACTGCTCCTGGGCGCAACGAGTGTGATGTTGGTTAGAGTAATTACTCGCTGAGCCTACATATTGTTCACTGCACCTATCGTAGAGTTGATGCCTTCCTTTCCTGAGCGCAGCGGCATGCTTCAACTTTTGAAAAAGTGGGCTAGGTCGATCAAGCAGCAGAAGCAGACGTTCGGCCAGGTCGCGTTCGGCCAATAACTGCCTGTCGTGAGGGCCTGCATTCGACCACGTAAGAGGGACCTGCCGTGATATCGGTAGTCACTGAGTCGCTATCGAACCTGAACTTTTGCCTGGATCACCCCCAACCCCAGAAAACTCAGCACAGCAAAGCTCCCACCCATCAAGAAGGTGCCTTGGAAGCCTACCGTGTCCCACAACGCCCCAGCGATGACACTGGCTAGCAGCAAGGCCAGCCCGGTCGATAGATTGAACATGCCAAATGCCGTTCCGCGCAGTTCAGCCGGCGCGCAATCGGCAATCAGTGCGGCGAATATCCCTTGGGTGAACCCCATGTGCAGCCCCCATAGAACGACGCCAACGACCAGGCCACCGATACCCGGCGTGAATGCCAGAGTAAGGTCGGCAGCAATCAGCAATATCAGACCTATGCCGAGCACCGCAACGCGGCTGACACGATCAGACAATGCCCCGGCGGGATAGGCCGACAGTGAGTACGCCACCCCCATCAGGACAAGCACCGCCGGCGCCCACATCGGCGCCAGCCCGACTGCCTGACCGCGCAGAATCAGAAAGGCTTCGCTGAAACGCGCCAGGGTGAACACCGCAGCGACACCCACCACCCACCAGTAGGCAGCGCCCAGTCGGGCTAATTCCCGCCGGCTCAAAGGCGCATGCACCCGGCGCGTCCCTTCCACTTGTTTGGGCTCATGAACGAACACCAGCAGCACCGCGACGGCAAGGAAGGCCGGGATGACGGCCACCCAGAACACAGACTGGAAGTGGTTCGCGGTCAGCCACATCAATCCGATCGCCAGCAACGGTCCCAGGAATGCACCAACGGTATCCAGAGTTTGCCGCAGTCCGAAAGCTGCCCCCCGTATCTCGAGCGGCGTGATGTCGGCGACCAACGCATCGCGCGGGGCGCCGCGAATACCTTTGCCAATGCGGTCGATAAAGCGAGCCCCGATCAGCCAGTCCAGCGAGCCTGCTAAAGGAAAGATCGGTTTGGACAGTGCCCCCAGTCCATAGCCCAGCGCCGCAAGCAATTTGCGCTTGCCCAATCGATCACTGAGTGCCCCGGAGAATACCTTGGTGATCGAGGCCGTAGCCTCGGCTATGCCTTCGATGAACCCCACGGCCAAAACGGAGGTACCCAGTACGGTGACCATATAGAGCGGCAGCAATGCATGGATCATCTCTGAGGAAATGTCCATCAGCATCGAGACGAAGCCCAATGCCCAGATGCCGCCAGGCATGGTGCGCCAGACATTGCCGGTTGACGCCTTCTGGATTGGCGCAGTAGTTGAAACATCGCCCGGCTTGTCAGTAGTTTTCATGTCGACCCTCGAAAACCTGTTTGGCTAGGCATCCAAAATCGCCTCGCACTCCTGCAAGCACCACGCCCAGGCAGCCAAATAGCTGCGGGGTTGATCGTGAAGATCTGGTTAATGGCGCTGATATGCAGTTGGTGCATGTTAGCCCGTTATTTCGAGGATGAGTCCTTACCGCAATGAGGCTCCATCGTGAAGGTCTTGGTGACATCCACAAGGCCCAGGTGCTCAATGGTGTTCCGCCCAATGAGTATCGGATAGTTCATTTCCCCTCGATCATTGAGAGAAAACTGTTCGTTGTAGACTTGCTTGCCGATGCAAATTTTCATCAGCACGATTGGACGTCGTTCCGCTCCACCAGCACCGCGAACCTTCACGTTTCGGACGATGCTGCGCTCAAAGGCTGCGCTGACCATTTTGCCTGTGTCGCTATCCTTAAGTTCAACATTGAAGCGAACCCATTTCTCCCCGTCCTTTTCGAATCGCTCCAGATTTTTGGCATCCATCGACGAGGTCAGTGCACCTGTATCCAGCTTGATTTTCACCGAAATGTTTTCCGGCTGAATCAGCCCCTCTTCAACCCACCCAAAGACTTTTGGATTGGGCGCGGGTGATGCCGCAGGGAATGCCACTGGCGTAACTTGAAGCATGGCTAGCGTGAGAGCCCAGGTCATAAACTGTTTCATTAGGCAAAACCTCTAGTCTACGGGCTGCTGACCATAGCTGACTGGAGGTCAAAGAAGCGTTATCGGGTTATAAATGCGAACCGCCTTATCTTTGCCGGAACTCAATGACTCCTTCTGGTCGGTTTCTGCCCATCGCAACCAGCCGCTTAGGGTCGCTCTCTGCCGGTCGTGAGAGGCATAAAACGGCAGATGTCTGTCGTATCACTTAGCTTTCGGACCATACATATCGTCCAATCAAAATTTTTCAGATTCAGTTAAGCTGCGCGCCGTGATAGCCAAATGACATCCTCAGTGGTATATTCTGCAAGTTTGGATAAAATAATTGCAGGAGGCACTTTGTATTTTCGAATTGCATCGATTATTCATGACCAAAAACAAATACAGTTGAGTGATGATAGTTATCATGGAGACGAAACTGCGTTCACTATCATTACGGGCCGTAATGCAAGCGGTAAGAGTCGTTTACTAAGAAAGATCGTGAGCAATTACATATTTTCTGATCACTATGACCTTTTAGAGTCTAGTGATGTTCTGCCCGCATTCTATTCCGAAACCCGTCCGAGTTGCGTAATCGCAGTATCGACCGGAGCGAGAGATAGATTTCCAAGACCGACTAGTAAAATAAGTGAATCGGGTATCGAGTACCATTATATAGGAGCTTCTGGAAGCAAAAACGATCACGCGGGCGTTACGACATTGTCAAGCAGCTTTTTGCAAGTCATTAAGAATCTTGCTGACGATGACAGGCATTCAATTGAACTAGCCAACGCCTTTGAAATGCTGGGCTATCGCTCGTCATTCAATTTGACTATAGCTGAAGGATTTGAACTAAGGCGTGAGCGAGAAAAAAGACGCCTAAACAAAATAGCTCCTGACTTTAAATTTGATATGTGGTTAAAAGAAGTCGATAAAATCTACAAGACTTTTAAAGCCAAACCAGGTTCACCATTGACTCTTAACTTGGATATCTTGTCAGGAGCAGCCCCTGCGATTAGACATATATTACCGCTAATAATAGAATTAGTTGAGAACGGATTTTTACGCGTTCTGGATACCGAACTATATTCACTGCGCAGTAAAAATAAACATAAATTTAGTGACGCAAGCTCGGGCCAGCAATGCATGATTCAAATGCTAATAGGCCTAGCGGCCTCTATGCGTCATCATGCGCTAATTTGTATAGATGAGCCAGAAATTAGTTTGCATCCCGAATGGCAAACCAAAGTTATCAATTTACTACAAGAAATATTCAAGTCCTATGAGGGGTGTCACTTTTTTATTGCTACACACTCACCACAAGTGGTCTCAGGTTTACAGGCAGAAGCGGCGTGCGTAATAAACCTTGAAAATCACCAGGTGTTTTACCCTGATTCTTATTCAGAAAAATCTGCAGACTTTCAGTTATCACGAGTATTCGAAGAGCCTGGCTTTCGTAATGAATTTTTACTTAGGACCGCCCTTAAAGTTCTCGCAAAACTGGCAAAGAACCAAAAACTAGATAGCTTGGAGAAACAGGCAACCAAGCATTTAGAAAGAATAAAGTCCCGACTGAAAGACAATGATCCAGTGTTGCATTTGATTGAGCAAATTCAGGTGCTAAGCGAAAAATGACTCTAGTTTATGATGCTCAGACTCAAGATTTTATAGATAGCTATGATCTCATCAATTATAATATATGGAACTCTGACGGAAGAGATATTTCTCGTCTACGCAAAGTTTTACGCGAGCATTTTTTGCCTCTCCTGAAATTTCGCTGCTGTTATTGCCAGCAGCGAAAAACAGAAAGACATGGCATGACTTGGGATATAGAACACATAGCTCCTAAATCTGTTTATCCTCAATTCTTATTCGATCTAAACAACCTCGCACTTTCTTGCAAAGAGTGTAATATTGCCAAAGGTGAAAAGGACCCTTTCACGAGCAAAGTTAAAATGAGTTACCCAGACTCCGGCAAAGCGTTTTCAATAATTCATCCCCACTACGACACGTATAGTGATCACATCGAGATTGTGCGTTGTGGAGAACAACAGACATATCGTGTAAAAAATGCTCACAAAGGAAAGAGCACCTATATGATGTGCGATCTGATCAGGTTTGATTTTGCATACGCCGAATGGGAGAGCTTTGGAGATACTTTAACGCAGTCGCTGTTAGAGTCTATTGACAGTCTCGGTGCAGATGCAACATGTAATGAAATTAAAAAAGTGATACCGCTAGCGGTAAAAGTGGCAACTCACTGAGACGCCAGGCTGGGTGGGGGGATGGTTGGCGTAGGCATTCAGGAAGAGGAGTTGCGTGTTAATCGAGCAGCACGCGGTGCGCGAGTGCCTGGTGACCAAGCTCGCCGGCGGGCCAGACTGGAGGTCGTCGATCCGTTTGGAAGTCGGGCTTCAAGCGCATTCCAGAAAATCATATAAATCCGTTGCATCAACGGTTTGCAATGCGCCAGCCGTGTCCATCCCCAACAACGGCCCGGCAGGCGCGTCAGCCTTCACCTCACGATCATTGAAAACTACTTTAGTAATTTAACTTTTGGCCAATTTCCTGCTTGCGGATCAACAGCCAAAATAAGTCGTGAAAATGCCATAACAGCGTCCAGTGAAAACTCACCCACTTTCATAGATAATTCTTCATGCATTTCGGGAATTGATGGGAGCTGCTTTGCAATCAACCCTCCGAGTCGTATAGCCGAATGGTAAGCTCTTAAAGTTGAGTCAAAAGGCTGTAGAGTTTTTTCATACCTAATTTTCGCGCTGCACATCACATCCTCCAACAACTGAACCGGTAGTGGTGACAAGCCAGCTCCTAACCACTCATCATATAAAGCACCACGAATATCATGTCCGTTCGAACCAGTAAATTTCACCCCTAATGGGGAGAGCACTTCTTTCATCGCCTTCTCTACGAAATGTAAAGACTCCCACCTTGAAAGCGCAAAATGAGCTGACCCACTGTAAATTTTTTGAGCGGAGCTCTCCAAATGAGTCACCACAGTCGGATGAAATTTTGACATATCATAATAGCAATTATAAAAATCATTATAATCACTTTCTAACCGCTCAAGCTGTTTGGGACTTATCATATCAGCGGCCAACTGCGTAAGATCCATCACAGCCTGAGTGAGCATAATCTCACTTACGCGATTGACCGGCATTCTCAGGAGATAAACCGCACCATTAACTTTATGCGCAACACCAGGAAAGCAGAACGATATGTGGCCGCGCTCAGCGTAGAACTCATTAACCCATTTTTCAACATTGATGGCAGCATCATCACGCACTGAACCAAGCTCAATGTCATAACCATCTTCCTTGATAATATCCACAATATTGAACAATACCATTGCAGGCTCAAAATACTTCGAAGAAAGCCGCCGTTCGACATATTGCATATACTCCTGAAATTGACCATTAGCCTGCTCAAGCTCATCCTGACTGATGACTACTTTTTTCACTCCAGCTCCTAAAATTTGAAAAATTTTCGATTGTCATTTGGGCATTGTTAATGTCAAAAGGTACTTACTTCGCCTCCTCTACAAATCCGGAGCACGATAGATGCACACTATTTAACGTTTTTGTAATAAGACGCAAGGGCATTTTAAGACAGCACGTTAAAATAGCCCACCTAACGCTGCCGGCTCCCAGTTCATAATCAACAGTTCACCACTCACTTCAGCCTGGCCCTGCCGCTGATTGGTGTTGCAATAGCGGATATCCAGCGTCTCAAAGTGAAAGCCTTCGAACACTCGCCTGATGTCCGGATGATCGTTGATGCTGACCATCACCTTGCCTTTGCAGCTGCGCATGAAGTCGGCCATCCGCTCATAGTTCTCGAAGGGAAAATCCACCCCATAGCCGGCAGTCTGCCAGTAAGGCGGGTCCATGTAGTGAAAAGTATGGGCACGGTCGTAGCGTTCGGCGCATTCCAGCCACGGGAGATTTTCGACATAGGTGCCGGACAGGCGCTGCCAGGCAGCCGACAGGTTTTCCTCGATCCGCAGCAGATTGATGGCTGGGCCAGTGGTCGCAGTACCGAAGGTCTGCCCGGTGACCTTGCCGGCGAACGCATGATGCTGCAGGTAGAAGAATCGAGCGGCGCGCTGGATGTCGGTGAGGGTTTCAGGGCGGGTCATCTTCTGCCATTCGAACACCAGGCGCGAGCTCAGCGCCCATTTGAACTGGCGCACAAACTCCTCAAGATGGTTCTGCACGACGCGGTACAGCGTGACCAGGTCGCCGTTGATATCGTTGAGGACTTCGACGGGCGCGGCTTGGGGCCGCATGAAGTACAAGGCGGCGCCGCCGGCAAAGACTTCGACGTAGCATTCGTGTGGCGGAAAAAGCGGAATGAGGCGATCGGCCAGGCGGCGTTTGCCGCCCATCCAAGGGATGATGGGTGTAGACATAGAGAGCAAGACCTTTACTGTATGGATAAACAGGTGCTAGGCTCGCCGCGCTTTGTGCACGGAGCAAGAGCCTTGGCTGGACTTGCAGGGACCTTCTGCAGGGACGGCGGCCGGGTTGAATGTTGACGCATCCACTCCGGTCGCTCTTTTTCACTTCGGTGTTGAGACTTCTTTGGCATACGCCTGACAGGCCGCCAAGGCGATCAGTCCTTGGTCGCCGTCATCGGTGATGCCGATAATTCGTTGAGCATGCGCGGGGTCAAGTTGGGCGCGTGTGGCTCCATAAACCACGCCGCCGGTGCCGGCAGCGGCTGGCGGCCCGACACCACCGGCGGGTTCGGCGGCAAGTAGGACTGACAACCGCACATCAGCAGTGGCAAGGCGATCAGACAGGCGTCGCTGAGTGTTCTTCGCATCGGACAATTCCTTGTGGTGGGTTTCGTCGTTGGCCTTCAGGCGGGACTCCAGGGCCAGCCGCTTGCGCTGCTCGATCGCCAGTTCGGCCAGGACATCCTCGGCACGCTTCAGCGCCGCCTTATCGACCTTGCCTGCCTGCTCGGCCAGTTCCTTGCCATACCGCCAGTCTTGCGCCACCCAGGCGCCGCCAGCAGCTGCGCCGGCGATCGCCAGCAGCACCAGGGCCACCGCCCAGACGCGCAGCGTCGGCGGTATAAGATCGATCAGGCGCATAGCACCGCCTTGGCCGTGGCCCAAAGCTCGCGGCGCTCTGCCCGGCCATTGCCGCCGCCGTTGATCACACTGCTGATGCCATCGAACAGCCCGAGGTCGGCCTTGTCATTCAAGCCCCGATCCCACCAGAACCAGGCCGCCGACAGCGCGGCATATTCCGGTTGCACGAGCAGCTCGGGTTGCTCGACCAGGGGCACGCCAAGAGCCTTGCCGCACAAGCGGTAGTTGTCGCGAAAGGTAATGCCGATCAGGCCCCGCGCGCGGTACTTGAAACCGTCGCCCGAGGCTTCCGGGCCGTTACCGTAACGACCGCCATAAACGCGGTTGGCCAGCTTCTCGCTATTGCGCAAATACGCTTCGGCATCGCGCACCTCGGCGGGATCGACGCGGCCGTTGTGATTCAGGTCGAAACCGTACTTGAACAACTGCGCCACGCGCGTGGCGTCCTTGTAGTACAGGCTTTCGCTCAGCGATCGGAGCTGCCCCGACTCGTGCCCGACCTGCGCCAGAAAAGCCGCCTGGCGCGCCGGGGTGCTGATGTCATAGCGCGCCATGGCGCGATTGAGCGCCGGCACAAAAATGCCCGCGACGGGGCGGGCATTGGGGAGGATGCGCAACAGTTGCGCCTCGGTGATAGGCATGGGTGAAACTCCAGACAAAAAAAGGCCGCTCAATGGCGGTCCGGGGAGTGGGGGTTACAGCTGCTCGACCTTGAGCGGCTTCGTTTCTTTCTTCGGCTTGCCTTTGGCCTGGGCCTTGCCCTTCTTGCCGCCGTTGCATTCCGCCGTGGTGCTCCAGCCCGACTGGGTGAACACCTGTTCCACCGAGTCCACCAGATACTCGCCATCAAGGCCGACCTTGAAGCCCGTGGCACTCAGCTGCATTTCTGCAAACAAGTCAGTGCGCCCCGGCATCTCCAGGCGCACGGCGGCCGTGGAACGGTTGAACGCTGCCAGGCGCGCCTTAGCGGCCTGCTGGGCGGCGCTTTTGTTGGGGTAGATATGTCGGTCGCTATGGACCGGCGGCAGGCCATCGGGCGCGTCGGCATTGTCCAGGGTGACCACGGACAATTTGCCGGTCTTCATGTCCTGGTGTTTGGTCGAGACGGCTTTGTGGGTCGTGCGATCGCCAAGGCGAAACTGCCAGCGACTGACGTCGCGGCGGGTAATGCTGACGACCCCCAGCACCTTGCCGGATGCGCTCAATCCGTCCTGTCGCGGCATGATCAACAGCTTGCCGTCGGCCACCTTGGCCGTGCAGTCGTATTGCTTCGCCAGGCGCGTGATGAAATTGAAATCGGATTCGCCGAGCTGGTCGACCCGGGGCACTTTGGTGGTCACGTTGCACACCGGCTTCCAGCCATTGCGCTGCGCGATATCGCTGACAATCTTGGACAGCGGCACGTCCTCCCAACTGCCGCTGCGGGTGGTCTTGCCGCTGCCGCGCATGTCACTGGCTTTGCCGCGCAGAACCATGGTGTCAGGGGGACCAGAGACTTCGATTTCATCAATGGTGTACTGACCGACACGGGTCAAGCGCTGCCCCTCATAGCCCAGGTACAGCTCGATGTTGGCACCGCGGCTGGGCAACGCGACCTCGCCATCACGGTCATCAATCCGCAACTCGAATTCATCCGAGTCGATCCCGGGCTTGTCGGTGGTGCGCAGCAACAGCAGCCGATCGTTGATCAAGGCCGTGATGTCCTTACCATCGGCAACGACGCGAAACAGTGGTGTCATGGGGAGTCCAGAATAAGAAACCCCGCATCAGCGGGGTCAGGTGACTAAGCGTGGTTACGCGTAACGCCGGGTTAATCCCACAGCATCACGGTGCCATCAGAAGGTTCCGGCAGATCAGGCAAGCGGATCAGGACGCCGGCACGGAATGGCTGGGCCTCATCGGCAAGCCCTTGGTTCGCCTCAAGCACAGCCTCGACTGACCCGTTTAGATGGCCGTAAAAGTCATAACAAAGGGTGTCGAGCAGATCCCCGTCAGATGTTCTGCAGGTCGTCGCCATAACGCACAAACTCCAAGGTAAAGCCCTGCTTGCGCGGGATACCGCCCTGCAGCAGCGCGCTTTGGTCTTCCTGAACGCTTTTAAGGCACCAGCTGCCCAGCACGGCGCCATAGCCCGTCGTCAAGGACAGGGGCGCCAGCTTGCCGCCAATGCTGCGCAGGGTGTCCAGTTGCTTGATGCCGCCTTTGAAGCCCGGGAAAATCGAACCTTTGAGCGTCAATTTCTCTTCGCCCAAGCCAACCGCCTGCTGGGCCGGCCGCCGCGTCAACCGCTCCTGCGAGGCCCAACGGAAGTCGCTGGAACGGCTCAACTCGTCAAATGCGGCGGTGTCCAGGTTGAAGTAATACGGCTCTGACTTGGCGGTCAGCGGCTGCATGATCAACAGATGGGGGAACGCCTTCACCGCCTCGACGGCGGGCGTCTTGTCCGCCGCGAAAGAAGAGGTCGGCACAATGTTGGACAGCGACGGGCTGACCTTGCCGGCAATCTTGTTAATCGCGGTACTGGCTTTGGCGGCCTGCTCCTTGAGTACCCCCATGCGCTCATCGATCTGCGACACGGCCCGGGCGGCGCTGTTGTATTTGGAGACCACCGCGCCGACCTTGGCCTGCGCGGCGTTCACCCCGCGCATGACCCGCTGGAGCTTGGCCCCCACCGCCGGCCCCACAATCGGCAGCCCCTCCAGCTCAGACGCCGCGCCGGTGATTTCCCCGATCGCGCCGTTCACCGGGCCAAGCATGCCGTCCAAACTCCGGCGCCCTGTTTCTCCGGCTGACGCCAGGTACTTCAGGCCAGATTGCAACTGTTCCATATAGGGCATTACGCCTCCTTATTCGACATGCGGAGCATCAAACAGATTGGTGCGCTGCGCCTGCTGCGCCGAGTCGCGCATGACCCGCTGAATCATGGGTTCCAGCTCACGCATCAACTGTTGCGGATCTTTCACATCCCCCTGAACGGTCAGCGAAATCGGTGCATGGATCTCCACCTTCTGCTCGTACTTAGGGGCCACTGGCTTGGGCGGCGGCTCCGGCTTGAGGATGATCGGTGACGGCGTGGCCACCGCCGGTTTTGCCGTCAGAGCGCGCGCCACATCCCCCAATTTCGGCCCGTCAGGAACCTGCGCCGCGTTATGCGTAACGCTTGGCCGGGCTTGCGCCTGGTCATCTGCCGAACGCTCCGGCAGCAGCATGTTGATCGCCGGCACCGCCGGCTTTGGCGCCATGACTGAAACAACCGGGTTCACCCCCTCCGAACGCGTTGCCGAACGCTCGGCTTTGACTGGTGCCAGCGGGACGGGCGCGGCCTCTTTTTCGCCCTTCGGCCGCTGGGCCACCGGCGTCGGTACCGGGTCAGTCTTGGCAACCGGCCGCTGATCCATGGGCACCACCACCCGCAGGCGGGGCAACGGCGGGGCCGGTACCGGCAGAACCGGCGGCTGGGGCAACAGCGGCGCCGGCGGTACCGACAGAATCGGCGCCAACACACCAGGCACTTTCTCCATCGGTGCCACTGGGCGCTGCTCCACCGGAGCCACCACCGGCGCCCGGGGCAACAGCGGCGCCGGCGGTACCGAGACCGACAGAACCGGCGCCGGCACCGGCGCCCGGGGCAACAGCGGCGCCAGCGGAACCGGCGCCGGCATGACAGGCGCTTTATCCACCTGCGCAACCGGGCGCGGATCCATTGGCGGGCGGGCCAGCAACAAAGGTGCCGGGGCCGGCGTCTTGAACGATTGCGCCACGTCATCGAGCACGGGCGGAATTGACTTGCCCGCGTCCGCCATCATCAGCGGGCCGGCTACCGGCATCTGTTTCAGCGATTCGTCACCGCCGAACATTTTCTTACCCAGAAAGCCGCCCGCCGCGTCACCGCCCAGGCTGCCCAGATACCCCCCCAGCACCCCGCCGACGATGGTGCCAATCACCGGCACCATCGAACCAATCGCCGCCCCCGCCGCGGCACCCGCCAGCGTGCCGGCAAAGCCACCGGCGGCCTCACCATAACCTTCGGCCTTCTGGTCCTGGGTCGTGGCCGTATCGTAGGTTTCTTTCGCCTTCATGCCGGCATCGAGCAGGGCATAAACGACCGTCCCCGAGCCCGCCACCTTGGAGCTGGTCCCTACGCCGGCCGGTTTAGGTGTGGCGGCGACAGGCTCAACCCGGGGCACCGTCGTGGGCGGTTTCCAGCCGCTCAGCGGCTTATGAGCCTTGCTCAGATCCGCGCCGGCATACACCCGCATGCGCGGCTTGGCCGCCGGCTCAGGCGTCCCAGGCGACGGTGCGCCCACCCGCTCGCGCCGGCCGCGCTTCTTACGTTCCGCGTCAGCGCCGCCCAGATCCGGGCCACCGCCAGACGCAGGGTTCATCACAATGACTTTTTGCGGAATGTTCGGGTTACCCATCAGGGTGCCCCGGCCCAGGTTCATCAGGCCTCGACCAATCTTCACGGTGTTGACCACGGCGCGCAGGGCCAGGAAGCCCGCCACCACCGCCGCCACGCCGCTTACGACCTTGGGCGACTCATCCGTGAGCTGGCTTAGCCCGCGTGTCACGGTGGTGATCCCCGTGGCCATCGCGTCGGTCATTGGGGCCAGCGCATCCCCTACCGAGCGCAAAGCATCGTCCATGCTCTGCCCGACTTCTTTCCAGCGCTGCGCGGACGCATCGCGGCGTTCGTCCAGGTTCTTGTCCAGAATGCCCGAGGCGGCGCGCGAGTCATTTTTCAGCTGCTCATACAGATTTTTGTTCTGCATAAACGCGGTCAACGCGCCCTTGACCTGCATGTCGGCAAACAGATCGCCGGTGCGCAAGGCTTGTTCCAGGGCGTTGATCATCGCCTGGGCTTTAACCGGATCGGCTTCCTTGCTGATCTTGGCCGTCGCCTCGGCCATCGCGGCGGCCTTTTTCGGGTCGGTCGCCTGAATGTAGCGTTGCGCCAGGGCAAAGCTGGACTCCAGCGTGGACATGCCTTTTTGCATGCCGCTTTGCATCGACGCCTCATAGTCGATCCCGACGTCTTTGTAAGCCTTGACGGTGTCGCCGGAACCGATTTTCTCCATCCAGTTTTTGAGATTGTTGGCCGCCTCATCCGCGCCGCCGGCGGTCTTCATCTGCACTTGCAGCAGTGCGCCCAGCTGGGTCACCGAATCCATGCCGGTGATGCCCAGTTTGCCCATGCCGGCGAGCATTTCCGGGAACCATTTCGCCATGTCGGCCGCTTCAAAGCTGCCGGCTTGGCCTTGGTAGGCGATCGCCTCCAACGCCTGCTGCATGACCTTGGGGTCGGTGATCTTGGCGTTCTGCCCCAAGGCGTTGATCATCTTGGCCGTGTCAGCGCCATCAGCGCCTTGGCCGACCACGAACTTGGCCGCCGACGGCGCGTAGTCGATGGCCTGCTTGAGGTCCATGCCGGCACCGACCAGGGCGTTCACCACCTCGGCCACATCGTTGCGCGCCATCCCAGTATCCCGGGAGGTTTTGACGATGGTTTGCGACATTTGCGCTTCTTGCGGGCTGTTGGCAATGCCCGCCTTGATCGCAATGTCACGAATGATTGCGCCGTAATCGGCGCTTACTTTGATCGGCATCACCGCCACAGCGGTGGCCGCGACAGCTTGCCCGGCCGTGCTCTTCAGCCCGTCCCGGCCTTCTTCCATCTGCCTCCGACCTTTGGCCTGCAGCTCAGCCGCCCGGGCTTTGCGGCCCATGGCCTCATAGGCGCGACCCAGTCGCCCGGCTTCCACACCCTGCGCCTTGAGGCTGGCCAGGTTGGCATTGAGGCGCGACAGCAACGTCGACGCCCCGGCCTGGCCCGTGTCATGGGCCTTTTTCCATTCATCGCGCAGCTTGATCGTTTCGCCGATGGTGCTTTGCAGAATGCGAGCCTTGGCCCCCTTGTCGTCCAGGGCTTGGATACGGCTTTCAACGTCCTTGAAGGCCTTCCCCACGGAGGAACTGACCGCCCCACCGATCACCAGCCCCAGCTTTAAATCAGACATAGCGCACCCCAGGCAACGGCTAAAAGGCTCAATCCGTGAGCCACCAAATCATTTCATTGAACGGCATGCCCTGAATCTCGGCAGCGGAAAACCCGGTTTCCGCTGCGAGTTTCTTGGCCGCCATCTTCATGGTGTCGGGGTTACAGTTCAGTCTCTTCGACCAGGCGAAAATAGCCCTCTTGGAGACGGCGATAATCGCGCTCTTTAAGGCCTTCGATATCCTTGACCGGGCAGTCGGTCAGGCTGGCGAACAGGTGAAACTCGTGCATCTCACGATCCCCGTTCGCCACGGCCTGCGCCTTGCGGTTATCACGGATGCACGGCGCACGCATGAACAGCTTGTCCACGGTGATGTCATTGACTTGCGCCTTGTACTTGAACGCGATGCTGACGCCTTCGTCGGTCATCACCAGCCAGGTCGGCAAGGGTTTGTTTTCAGATGTAATGCTCATGACTAATCCTTACAGGCCCAGGGCCGCACGTTCTGCAGCGAGTTGGTCAACGCCATCGATCACGCGTACCGCGTTCACCATGTCGATTTCGTAAATCAAGCGGCCGTCTACTTCCAGCTTGTAGTAAGTGACGGCGATCGCGTGCTTGATTTCAGCGACGGTGGCGGGCTTCCAGTCGCCCATATCCACCTCTTTGAGCATGCCGCGCACGGTGACAATCACCGGTGTGATCACGCCCTTGAGGCCCTTGAACGAGCCCCGGAACGTGCCGTTGAATGCGGTCTGATCCGCCAGACCGAAGAACTTCAGCGACTCGCGGCGCACGCCATTGGTGACAAACGAGGCCTCGAGCTTTTCCAGGCCCATGTCCATCTCGACCGGGCCGGCCATACCGCCACCGCGATACTCTTCGGTTTTCACCGTCACTTTCGGCAGCGTCAGCGTCGGCACGTCGCCGGTGAAGTTCGTGCCATCGACGAACAGGTTGGTGTTAGAAAGGGTTTGCGGAATCATTGGGCGGCCTCCTTAGGCAGCTTCAAGCACTTCGGTCAGCCACTGGTTAGTGACCTCGACACGGAAATTCGGGTTTTCAGCAGGCGGCACGTCGGTGAACCGAATGTTCCAATACACCTTGCCGTCAGCCAGTTGGCTGGCTGTGTTCAATTCGGTGTCCGCGTAAACCTCGAAATTGATGATCGCGCCTTGGTTTTTCAGGTCGCGCATGAAGGCTTGAAGGCCTTCGGTGACGTCCTTGATGTAGGTCTTGGTGATCGAGCGGTCGACCGCCCATTTGTGGCCGTACAGGATGGCGTCCATGACGATATCCATGGTGCGCACGCGGGTGACAAACTGCCATTTGGGGTCGCTCGACATGGTGCGGTTGCCCCACAGGCGGAACCCGTCGTCGCGAATGATCGTGGTGATATTGGCGTTGTTGAGCAGGTTGGCCCGGCAGGTTTCATCACCGTCGAGGAATTCCACCGGGCGCGACGTGCCAGTGATGCCGACCATTTCCTTGTTGGACGGCGAGGCCCAAAACCCGTATTCCGCGTCGGTGTAGGCAAACATGCCCGCCGCCCAGGCCGAGGCCGGTGCATCAATGGTCTTGCTCGCCACCGTGTCCCAGAACTGCACACCCGGATCGACCAAAAATACGCGCTTGCTGCCGAAGTTTTCGGCGTAAGCCACGGCGGCCTCGTCGGTGGTGTTCGGGCCATCAATGATGGCAATGGCGCGCAGCTTGGCCGCTAGGCCGTCCAGGGCAGTAGCAACCGCCTGGGTCGCCGTGTGCTTGGGCGCAATCAGCAGGCGGGGTTGGGCGTTGAACTTGCTTTTACCGTCCAACAGCGCTTGTAAACCGGTGCGCTGACCCGAGGCCAACACGCCGCCGATGATGGCCGAGGTCTGCGCCGCCGCTTCGGCCACTTTGGCGACACCACACCCGATGATCACCGCCTTGGCCCGCGCAAAAATCGCCTGGCAGGCTTTGGTAATGGGCGCATCAGCACCCCAAGCGGCGATCGCTTCGCGCTCGTTGGTAATCGCCTTGAGTTCGTTGGCCAGCGCGGTCGGGGTGCCCCCAACCAGCGGCCCAGGCGTGAACACGTCACACAAACCAATGATGGAAGACGACGGCAGCGCAATGCTGCGCGCCCCGGTGTCGACGTTCGTTACGGTAACGCCGTGAAAAAAACCACTCATAGAGCCAATCTCCAGACATGAAAAAGCCCCGGCACTGTCGGGGCCTGGGAAAAACAGACGGATGCAAAAACGCCCCGGGGTACGGGGCGTTTAAGCGGGTGTAGTGGCCGCTGACGGCGGTGGCTCTTCGAAGCCTTGCGCCTCAAGCCAGCCCGCCAGAGCGGTATCGTTCGGGCTGGATGGCCAGTCGCTAGGCGTCAGTTTGGCGCTCGGTTCGACGCGATTCAAATAAACGCCGTAGGCCTTCCAGGCACTCAGCGCTTCAACCTCGCCGGCCGAGGCCATTTCAAGATCAACCGCGTTCTGCAGGGTGTTGACCATGTTGGTGCTGTACTGCACCAACAACACCTTTTTGCGCGTGGCGATTTTAGTCAGTGCGGCCGCCTGGGCCACTTCGTTCAACACCCATTTATCATTGACCCATTCGTCAAACTCGGAACTGGGCGCCTCCAGCGTCCACTCCGGGGGCAGTTCGCCGAGGGTCCGCCACATGAATGCCTCGCCCGTGGCGGTGCTGTAGACCGTCAGACCGCGATGGTCGGCCACACGCTGCCAGCCCGTTACGCCCTCTGTGCGGATGGCTGCGAAACCCGCTTCCAGCACGGGCGGCTCACACTGATAAGCATGAGCCGGGATAAGCCACACCCCTGGCTCTAGCGGGCTGTAGTCGGCCTCAGCCACCCCAAGGAATTCACCAGTAACACGATCAACATTACAGATCACGGGTGGCGTCACCCCCTCCAACAGCCACCAATACACAGGGGGCGGCGCAACCGGCATGAATTCATCTTCCGGGGAAAATTCGTTGCTCATGTTCACAATCCTTAATATTTAATGCAGGCCAGGAACGCGGTGTTGACTGGTCGCGATTCGTTACCGCCAGAACCACCGATCGTGATGGTGTGTGTGTGATCGCCCGCCGTGCTGGTGGTTGGGTTGGCGACGCCGTAATAGTTTTCATCGCCAAAAACCGCGTTACCACCTTCGCCCGTACTTCGGTCCATCAATACCCCCAAGCTGTGCGAGTGAGCCCCGGCGGACGCCGCCGTGCCGGTGTGAGAGTGGTTCAGGTTCTGGCTGGCCTGCGCAGAGCCGAATACGCGCCCTGTATCCACGTTTCTGCCGTCGTCCCAGCCCCGGTCAAAGTCTGCCCGCGAATCCGGGAGCGTAAATGAAGTGGAGCCATCGCCAGCACCGTAGGTTGTCCCAATTTTTGCGAACAATGCGGCGTAAGCCGTGCGAGATACCCAAGCGCCGTTACGCTTCAAGTAACCCGGTGGCGGCGTGGACATCGCAAAGTGCGTGACTTCGCCCACGTTCGCCGCCATGGCGGCCTGGACAAAGGCGGTATTGGCCACCTTCAAGCTATTGTCGCCGGCCGCTGGAGTCGGCACGGTCGGAGCGCCGGTAAAGGCCGGGCTATCAACTTTCGCCAGTTCCACCGGCGTCCGCCAGGTGCCATCGTTGTTGCACGCACGACCAAAGAAACGGTCCGTGTACGGGATGTTTGCCAGCTCGAAACCGCGAGTGGCCAGGTACTTCATGCGCTGTGCAAACGCAAAATCAGGATAAGGCGACACCCCTGGCGGGAAGTAGTAATTACCCGCTGGCAGAGCCGCAATATCCGTCGGGGTGGCTGCGGCAGATACCTGAACCGCCGTGCCGCCCCCCATACCAAACGATTCCAGCGTGTTATGAACAAATGCAGTGTTCGCGGCACTGGTGTCTTTATCGCCCGTGGCTGGGGTCGGGACCTTGGGGTCGCCGGTAAAGCTCGGACTGGCCAACGGCGCCTTGAGGCCGAGCGCGGTGGCCATGCTGGTGGCGAAATTTGGGTCATCACCCAGGGCCTCGGCCAGCTCATTCAGGGTATTCAACGTCGCCGGCGAAGAATCGACAAGCGCCGCCACAGCCGCCTGAACGAACCCGCAGGTGGCGCCATCTGTGGTGTTTGTCCCCAGCGGCATGGTGGGCATGTTGACGCCAGACGCCAGACTGACTTTCCCCGTCGCCATGGCAACGGCGAAAGGCCTTAGGGCGTTGTAGGTTCCGTATTGATCGCCGCTATTGGTCAACATCAGATAGAGACTTGACCCATCGTTGCGCCAAAACGATGCGTAATCACCCTGTATATGGCGCAGAGCGTTGACACCGGTGGCTTGAATCTCGTTAGAAAACTCCGCACTCACGAACGCGGTGTTTGTTTGAGTAAGGGTGGTAGTCCCGTTCGAAACGACCTGAATCTGACGGCCTGGCGGGACAACAAGACCCGGATTACCAACGGCACCTTGACGAATGGTTAGGGTGAAAGCGCCCGTGGTTCTGTTCACTACAGTCCACATACCAATGCCAGCAGGAACGATCACACTGATGTTTGCCGTCAGGGCGCCCGTAAACCACAGCGCCCCATAGGCGGCCTCGGCTGCCGTCAGGGTGACATTCACACCACCGGCAACGCTCTTTGTCAGAACACCCTGCAAGTCATTGTTTGTGGCGATCCTCTGCCACGGCTTCCAGATGCTGGAAGACATTGCACGGTAGTACGTGGTATTGGCGTCCCGATCCATCAGATACTGAGAACGAGACGGGCCGTCGTCGTTGATGATATTGATGAGCGTTGGGCCGAAGATGTCGCAAACGGTGGCGCCACTTGGCCAAGTGCCTGGAGTAACGTTGATCTTGGCAGTGTAGAAACCGGTTTGAGACAAGGCGTCGATACTGGTCGCTTCAAGCCCTACCGCCTTCAACCCCAGACCAAAATCACCGACTTTCAACATGCTGCCCGGCGTGGAGTCGAGGGGGGATGTGGTTTTGACCAGGTTGTTTTCATCCCACTGACGCACCCAAGGGGTCCAGCTTGAACTCGCGAACACATAGGCCCGCGTCCACATTTTGGAAGAAACATCTGGATCGTAAAAAGTTTGATGCACCCGCCCCTGGGCGCCGACGACGTTGCTGCGGCCGATAACCTCCACGATGCCCCACGGCGAAGGCTTTGTACCGGTGATGGTGCTTGCCCCCACTGCGTACAAACCGTTTGGCATCGTCACATCGTCAATGTTTACGATAGTGGTGGTTAGACTGAGAAAGGTCGCGCCGATACCGAAATCACCCACCTTCAACATACGACCAGCCGTGTTGTCGGTTGAAGATGTAGTTTTTACCAGCGTCGTGCTGTCCCAGCTCATCGACCACGCAGACGGAACGCCGTTGTAAACACTTCGGCTCCAAATACGGCCGGTGTCATATTCCATGTAGAGCTGCGTGACGATCTGATTGCCGCCGCGCTGCACCAGCAACGAACCTGCTTTGGCTACGGGATAGTTAAGGACCAATGTAGCGTTGAGATTCTGTGATTGGCCGTATAGGCCTGACACTGTGATGGTGTTGAGGTCAGTGCCTGCCGCAATGTTATTGGCGCCGGTGCTTAAACCCAGGCCGGCGTTGGCCAGCGCGTCAATGATGGCCTGCATCGTGGCGACTTGCGGCGATGCAGTCCCTACGGGAGCGGTGGGCGCCTTCGGAACGCCGGTAAACGTAGGCGAGGCGAGCGGCGCTTTCAAGCCGAGCGCGTTGGCCATGGTGGTGGCGAAATTCGCATCATTACCGAGCGCCGCCGCCAATTCATTCAGCGTGTCGAGGGTGGTGGGCGACGAGTTAACCAGCGCGACCAGCGCG